TTCACTGCACATTGATTTTTTCCACATGTTGAACAAATAGGTCTCATCATATATTTATTATAAAAACCTTCGAAGGTACGCTAAACCGGTCTTTTTTGATTTTTTTACTAAATAATAATATGCATTTTTAGGTGGTAAACCTCATAATTTTACAATAAAGGAAAAATAAAATGGCACTAACATCTCCAGGCGTAGAAGTAACGATTACAGACCAAAGTCAGTATTTACCCGCGCCCACAAATTCCGTCCCTCTTATAGTATTAGCAACAGCACAAAACAAAGCTGACGCTAGTGGTACAGGAGTTGCTGTTGCTACAACGGCAGCGAACGCAAATAAATTATATCAAGTAACAAGTCAACGTGATCTAGTAAACCTATATGGTACTCCATTCTTCTATACAACAGCTAATGGTTCTCCTATCCAAGGTTATGAGTTAAACGAATATGGTCTATTAGCCGCATACAGCTTGTTGGGCGTTACAAATCGTTGTTTCGTTTTACGTGCCGATATCGATTTAGCAAGCTTGGTAGGTCAAACAGGTCGTCCAACAGGATTCCCTAGCAACGGTACATATTGGTTAGATACAACAACCTCAACATGGGGTATTTACGAATTTAATCAAACTACAGGTAATTTTACACTTCAAACTCCTATCGTTATTACTGACGCTACTGATTTGTCAGGTGGTGTACCTTTAGCAAGTATTGGTAACATAGGTGACTATGCAGTAGATGCAATTCAAATTACTACAAACCCTACAGCTAGTAGTAGAACATATTGGTATAAGAGCTCCGACAATATCTGGGTAATATTAGGTGATTCAGAATGGAGAGAAGATATTCCTACGGTTCAAGGTTCAACATCTAATCCTACACTAACTGCTGGTGAGACATTTACTATAAATGTATCAGGTGCTTGGTCTACTACTGTAACTGTACCTTCATCTCCTAATAACACTGTAGAAGGTGTCGCTAACGAAATCAACACTCCTAATTATGGAACTTTACGTGCTGATGTACGTAGTGGAAAATTGTGTATATTTAGTAATCAAATATTAAGTACAGGCGGGACTTCTAGTATTGTGTTAGCAGAAGGATCTGGTACACCATTAGCAGATATGGGTATTACCCCTGGTACATATCACCAACCTTTAATACAATATGGTACAAGTGCTCAAATGCCATTATGGACTTCAAGTCAAACAACTCCTAGACCAACTGGGTCTGTTTGGATTAAAGTTGGTGCCGCAGGAAACGGCTTGAATCCAAAGATGTCACGATTTAATTCAACTACTGAAACTTGGCAGTTGAAGAATGTAACACTTGAAACATCTGATTGGGCAGTTACAGAAGCACTAGATTCTAGTGGAGGTCAAGTTATTCCTGCAGGAACAATATACGGGCAATATAGTTATAATTTGACGCTACGTGTGGCACCTTTGTATTTCTGGGAAAGATTAGCTACGGGTGCAACTATTGTTACCAGTGATGTAACTTCTCCTGCATTCAATAGTGGTCCTTACTATATGAATGTATATGTAAGTACACCAGGTTCAACTACATTGAGTAGTGCATACAATTTTACATTAGCTGATAATACTGATGCTACTGATTTTGTAACTGCATGGGCCGCAACAGGTATTCCGTATACAGCGGCAGCTATTAATACTGACGGTGCAATTGTGTTGACTCATACTGAAGGTGGCGAAATTATTTTAGATGATACTGTAAATTCATCATATGTTTCTACAGGTGTATCTAATGGATTAATAACAACTGCTGGTTTTGTTATTGGTACAACAACTGGCGTGAAGGATGGTCCTACAGTTGTAGCAAACTTTACCTCAGCCGCACAGTCTACTACAACTGGAGTTGGTAGTGGAGCAACATTTAACATATTCTCACAGTATGACTATTATGCATTAGGTGGCACATCTGGTAGAGGTGTATCTAGTGGTGGTAGTGGCTATGTTGTAGGTGATGCTATTGTTATTGCAGGTACAAGCTTAGGTGGAACAAGTCCAGCTAATGACTTGCAAGTTCGTGTAACAAGTGTTTCAGGTGGTGCAATCACAGCAGTTACTATTACGCAAACTGGCGGAGCCCCTGGAGAAAAATACTTGACCCAATTAAGTAACTGGGTAGAATTTACATATGAAGCTAACGAAGGTGAGCCTACTATTGAACCAGTTGATAATACAAATTGGTTCTGGAGTGTAACTAACCAAGTTGACATTATGGTTCAAAAAGGTGGCGCATGGATTGGTTATAGAAACACATCATATGACTCATCTGGTTTCCCGGCTGCTAGTGGTACAAACACAACTGATCCTAATGGCCCTATTGTTTCAGCATCTGCTCCAACAGTACAAAGTGACGGAACAGCATTGGTATACGGTGATATTTGGATTGATACTACTGACTTAGAGAACTATCCAGTAATCTATCGTTGGGAGCTTTCAGGTGGAACAGATCAGTGGGTATTGATTGATAATACTGACCAAGTTAGTTCAACTGGTGTACTATTTGCAGACGCACGTTGGGCAACAAGTGGTACAACAAGTATTACAGATGATCCTATTCCGTCAATCGTTAGCTTATTATCAAGTAACTACCTTGACTTAGATGCTCCTAGTCCGAACTTATATCCACAAGGTATGATGTTATTCAACACACGCCGTAGTGGTTATAATGTTAAACAGTTCAGAGAAAACTATTTCAATGCAACAAGTTTCCCTGATGAGACATTACCAACAGAGACAAATGCATGGGTAACAGTAAGTGGTAATCAGTCAAATGGTTCACCGTATATGGGTCGTAAAGCACAACGTGCTATGGTTGTACAAGCATTGCGTTCATCAATTGACACAAACACTGCAATTCGTGACGAAGATAACTTCTTCAACTTGATGGCATCACCTTACTATCCAGAAATGCAACCTAACATGGTTGTATTGAATGCTGATCGTGGTGAAACAGGTTACATCATTGGTGATACCCCAATGGGTCTACCAGATGATGCTACTGCTATTCAAGCATGGGCTAACAATGACGCAGGTGCTACAAGTACAGGTGAAAATGGTTTAGTTACACGTAACACTTACTTAGGTCTATTCTATCCAAGTGGTATTGCTAATGACTTGTCAGGTAATGAAGTTGCTGTACCTGCATCACACATGATGCTACGCACATTCTTACGTAATGATACTGTTGCTTATCCTTGGTTAGCGGCAGCAGGTACACGTAGAGGTACTATCGACAATGCATTGAACATTGGTTATCTAGACCGTACAACTGGTGAGTTCCAAACGATTAAGACTCGTTTAGGTATTCGTGATGTATTGTATATCAACTTCATCAACCCATTAGTGTTCTTCACTGGTGTTGGTTTATTGAACTATGGTAACAAGACAAGCTTCAACAGTTCAAGCGCATTAGACAGAACTAACGTTGCTCGTTTGATTGCTTACATACGTAGACAGTTGACATTGGCAGCAAGACCGTTCGTATTCGAACCTAACGATCAGTTGACAAGACAAGAAATTTCAGGTGTTGTCGAAACATTGTTAGTAGACCTAGTTGCAAAACGTGGTATTTACGATTATCTAGTAGTATGTGATGATTCAAACAACACACCTGCTAGAATTGATAGAAATGAACTTTGGATTGATGTTGCAGTTGAGCCAGTTAAGGCTGCTGAATTCATTTACATCCCCGTTCGTGTTCTAAACACAGGCGAGCTATCAGGCACAGTGTAAATGATACCCCTTCGGGGGTATCAACATTAAAGATAAATAAGTATACAGGAGATTAAAAAATGGCAACAGCCTCACAATCATTGTTCAACATGACCGTAGCGTCAGATAACGCTGGTGGAAATCAGGGCTTGTTAATGCCCAAACTACAATATAGATTTAGAGTTAACTTTTTAAATTTAGGTATTGGTCAAACTATCGAACTTACTAAACAGGTCGTTGACATTTCACGTCCTTCAGTAAGCTTTGGTGAGATCACATTACCAGTTTACAACTCTACTATGTATTTGGCAGGTCGTCACGAATGGCAAGCATTAACAGTTAACATCAGAGATGATGCAGGTGGACAAGTTTCAAAACTAGTAGGTCAACAGTTGCAGAAGCAATTAGACTTTGTTGAGCAAGCATCAGCGGCTACTGGTCAAGATTATAAGTTCCAAACAAACATCGAAGTTTTAGATGGTGGTAACGGCACGGCTGTTCCTACTGTCTTAGAAACATGGGAATGCTATGGATGTTTCATCCAACAAGCAAACTACAATACATTGAATTACGGAACAAATGATGTTGTTACAATTTCATTGACAATACGATTCGATAACGCAGTTCAATCACCATTGGCTTCTGGTGTTGGTACATCAGTTGGTCGAGCCTTAGGTGGTGCATTGACTACTGGTATTGGATCTGGTCAAGCTTAATTAGTAAAACAGGCCTAAATTAATGGCTGGATTTTTTCAACAATTTGCTAAGGACGCTGTCGGAGGATTCTTCGGCAGCGATTACCTACGTGATTACACACATGCTAGTAAAACGTTTAGACCTAATGCATATCAATATGCACCTAAGTTTAAATTCTTATTTCATGTATATTTTGAAATAAATCAGAATGCATATTCAAAGGGTTTGTCTACTGGTGCAAACTTTGGGCTTGCAGTAAAAACAGTAAAATTGCCTAGCTATAATTTTACGACTCATGAAATGAATCAGTACAATAGAAAACGTATTGTACAATCTAAAATAAAGTATAATCCTATCGATATTAATTTCCATGATGACAATGGAAATTTAATCAGAAATATGTGGTATAATTATTACACATATTATTATAAGGATGCTACTAAACCTATTACTATTAGTGCGGGAAGACAAACAGAGCAACAAACAACTGTACCTACTAATGCCGGCGCAACGAATTACAATGAACGTAATTTGTATAAACCCTCTATCACCGGCGATGATGATTGGGGATATATCGGTGAAACATCAGGTACTGTTCAGACTAATACACAAGCAGCCATTGGAGCTACTAAAGTCCCTTTCTTTAAAAATATTACTATATTTGGTTTTAATCAGCATAATTTTGTGGCATACACTTTGATTAATCCTATCATTACTAACTTTAGTCATGATACGTATGATTATGCTCAGGGCAATGGCACCATGGAAAATCAAATGACAATTGATTACGAAACAGTAAAATACTTTGATGGAGCAATTGATGGTAGATCGCCTGGTAATATTGTTAAAGGATTTGGTGATGAAGCAAACTACGATAGAACAGTAAGTCCTATTGCTAGAGCAGGATCACAAGGTACAATATTAGGTCAAGGTGGATTAGTAGATGGTGTAGGCGGTGCAATCGCAGACTTAGCTAATGGAAATATTTTGGGTGCAATACAAAAAGGTGGTGTTACTTATAACACTTTTAAAAATGTTAACTTGAAACAACTTGCTAAATCAGAAGTTATAGCGGCAGCAACTAACTCAATACAACAAACACCTAATAGGAATTTAAACTTTCAATTCCCTGCATTTGGACAAACAACAAACTTGTTCGGTACTGCTGGTGCGCCTAATGGTGCTAAACAGGCACCTGCAGTTATCATAAATAATATACCGGGCAATGGAGTATAACATGGCATCAAGTTTAGACAATAATTTAAATTCATTAGATCAAACAGTAAGAATTTTTGATAATTTTTACAATTTTAATTTAGAAGTACCTTCAAATCAATATGATATAGTACATGGATATTTTGTTGAAACATGTGATACTAGAACAATCGCAGATAATTTTACAACATTCTTTTTTAAAATTGCACAAGATACAGGCATACCTGCAACTACATTGTTAGAAAGTATTCAAGGTCAAACTAAACTTGACATGAATAGAACTATTGCTTATTACTTAAACAGTTTTAAATCTAAGTCTGCATTGTACGGTATCAGTTTTATACCACAACCCAATCTTCCAGTAGCACGTAACATTGTGCTTTAATATATGGCTAAGTGGGCACAAGGTAATTTCACTCCAACTAATCCACAGAAATATGTAGGTAAACACACACCTAGATATCGTTCAGGTTGGGAGTTGACCTTTATGCAATTCTGTGATAACAACAAGCATATCATATATTGGGCAAGTGAAGCTATAGCTATACCTTATAAAAATCCCTTTACAGGAAAACCTACTAGATATATACCTGACTTCTTTGTAGTATATCAAAACAAGTATGGCAAACAGATAGCAGAAGTAGTAGAGATTAAACCTAAAAAACAAAGCATCATTGAGAGCAAAGTAGCAAACGCCAAAGATAGGATGGTAGTAGCATTAAATCATGCTAAGTGGCAGGCTGCAATGGCCTACTGTAAAAGTCAAGGGTATACATTCAGAGTCATTACAGAAGATGACCTTTTCTACAACGGTCGCAAAAAGTAACTAAATACTTTTATGACCAAAAAATTACAAGAACTTTTTGAAATGCCACTGTCTGAAGATGAGATGGGCTTAACTGTTCCTATTCCCTCAGATGCACAAGAAATAACAACTGACGCATTGTCTAACTTAGAAAAGATTGAGAATGCTTTACCACAAGTACGTGGATTAGAATCAGCAGATACTGAGATGGATGGACTAGCTGAGTTAGCTACTAACAGTTATAAAGACTTGATGGATTTAGGTATGCAAGTAGACAGTAGATTTAGTAGTGAAATCTTTGGTGTTGCTGGTACTATGTTGGGACATGCTATCACTGCAAAGACTGCTAAATTAAACAAAAAGTTAAAGATGATTGAGCTACAGCTTAAAAAAGCCGCATTAGATCAGAAAAATATAGCTAAAACAGAAGAAATTGAAGCTACCCCTTTAGGAGAAGGCAAGACATTAGACCGTAATGAGTTGCTTAAGATGTTGGTAGCTAAAACAGATGAGAAATGATAAATACAGAATACAGGAATAAGAAATGAAGAGCCTAAAACAATACATCGTAGAGAGTGTTCACACTTATAACTACACTATCAAAATTGCCGGCGACGTGGATAAGAACTGGTTAGATATGTTCAAGTACAATCTAAACAAGTTTGATCCTATTCGTATCAGTGAGCCTACAAAAACACCTATTCAAAAGGATCCATATGGATTTCCTAATTTAGCAAATCAATCTGTGACAATCATTAAAGCAGACTTTCGCTACCCAGCGACAGAGCCAATGATTCAGCAGATTGCTCAATTACTAGGTTACAATGTAGATATGGTCAGAGTAATTAGTACAAAGTATGATGACAGCATCAACGGCGAAGTTGAAGGCTACGCCAATCAAATGAAAAATAGCCCAGTTCTTACACACGAAGAAATGGAAGAACAACCTGGAGCTAAAGAAGCCTCTAAAGCATATGGCGATAGCTATTTGAATAGTATTAAGGATCAAACTAAAGACAGTAAGATTGATATTCCTTATGAAGGCAAAAAGACTCCGGATGCGTTTGACCCCTTCAAAGTCATTCCACAAGATCCAACTGGTGCCAAAAGTCCAATGAGCACTATCACAAGACAGCCTAAGCCTGCAACTGGCGCAAGAAAATAATTCAAAGGAACATAAAATGGATTTCAAAAGTTTATTATCACAACTAGACCAGTTGAACGAAGCAACAGAAAAAACTAAAACCGGTATCAAGCACACTGCTGAGCCAGGTGGTTATGGTCGTAAAGATGACGAAGATGAAGAAGGCAACAAAGTAAAAGATACTAGTGCTGAGAAAAAAGGTCGTGGTCGCCCTAAGAAAGCCACTCAATCTTCAGGTGAAGACAAGAAATATGACTTCAGTGCTTTTGGTGTTAAGGCAGGTAAAGATGTTAAGCTACCAAAGTATGACAAAAAGAAAACTGTTAAGCATAGCTTAAAAGAATATCTTGACCAATTAGATAAAGCATTGAATGAAGAATATACTACTGCACCTATGCCAGGCGCTGTTCAAGTTAAAGATGCATCTGGTAAAGTTGTAGCAACTGCAAAAAGCCCACAAGCGGCTGAAATGTTTAAAAAGGGTGATGTAACTCTTGGTAATCCAGAAGAAATGCACGAAGAAGATATCGGTAAGCACAACAATGCTACTACCGGCTTTGACGCTATGGTTCGTAAACTTACACCTAAGTATGGTGTAGAGGCAGCAAAACGCATTGCTGGTGCACAACTAAAGAAAATACGTGAAGCAGACATGCCACCAAACGACAGTTTAGCTAGCCCGTTGTCTTTAGAAGAAGGCAAAAAGACTGTTAAGAAAGACGACAAGGCTGAAAAAGCTGGTAAGAAAGTTACTAAAGATATTGAGTATGATGAGAAACACAAAACCAATGAAGCTAAAAAGCCAGACGCAAATAAAAACGGTATCCCTGACTACGCTGAAGATGGTAAAGGTAAAAACGATTTGAAGAAAAAGAAAGTAGAAGAAGCTATGAATTCAGAATCAAAGACTGACAAAAAGAAATGCCCACCAATGTCACACATTAAAAAAATGTGCCAAGATGGAAAGTCTGTAGCAGAAATTTGCAAAATGCATCCTGATTGTGACCAAAAAGAATTAAAACAAATGGTAGCTGATTGTAAAAAGAAAATGGTTAAAGAAGG